GGCGTGTGGAAGTACGTCACCCGCGGCAAGGGCGCCGACTTCCGCGTCTGCGTCGAGCGCGTGCTTCCCGATGACCTCATCGTCGACGAGGAAGAATGCCGTGAGCACCTCGAACCTCGCAACGTCTATCACCGCACCGTGGTCCGCACGGACGCTCTGATTCGCCGCTACGCCAAGGACGACCCCGCGCTGGCCGGTAAGATCCGCTCGACCCAGAACAACCAGACCTGGCCCACCCGCCACATCCCGGTCGGCCACTCGGTCCTGATCGAAGCCCATCACCTCGACCCCGACGATCCCTCCCAGAACCGTCGCGTGTTGTCTGTGGACTCGGTCGTGCTCGAAGATGACACCTGGGACTTCGACTTCCTGCCCTACACGTTCCTGTGGTGGGTCCCGCCCATCTCGGGCTTCTACGGAGATGGCATCGCTTACCGCCAGTACGGCCGGCAGCAGCGGATCACGTACCTGATGCGGTGGATCCAGCGCTGTCACGACCTGTTCGCGACCCCGCGCGCGTGGGTGGATCCGGCCGGTGGCCCTCCGACCCTGCAGATGTCGAACGAGATCGGCGCGGTCATCATGGCCCGCCGCAAGCCCGAGATCGAGCCCCCGCGCGGCGTCGTGCCCCCGGAGATCTACCGCTGGTTGGACGACCTGGACAAGGGCGGCTTTGACGACGAGGGCATCTCTCAGGTCACCGCCCAGAACCGTCTACCGCCGGGCCTGGAGTCGGCCCCTGCGCAGCGCGAGTACTCCTACAAGGAGGGTCAGCGCTTCGCCCCGGTCTCCCAGCGCTGGGAGCACGCCGTGGCCGTCGACTCGGCTCGCAAGATGACCGCGCTCTACGCCGCCGCGCACAAGTCCGGGAGCAAGGCTCGCGTCAAGTGGGCGGACCGCAAGCTCGTCGAGATGATCGACTGGCCCGACCTCGACGCCGACGCGTACCAGATCCGCGCCGAGGCCTCTAACTTCGACTCCTTGTCGCCCGCCGCGCGCACCCAGGCCGCGCTTGAACTCGCCCAGACCGGTTGGATCACGCCGACCGAGGGCCGCGCGCTCTTGCGCCACCCGGACCTCAAGGAGAACTCCGACCTCGACACCGCGGGCGAGACCTACGCCATGTGGGTCCTGCGCAAGATGCAGCACGGGGAGATCGTGGTCCTGGACGAGCTGGCCGACCTCGACGCGCTCGACCGGGTCATCCGCCGTGGAAGGCTCCTCGCCGTTCAGCGGGGCGCCCCGCCGCGCATCGTCGACAACATGGCGCGTTTCCTCGAAGAAATCGACCTCAAGAAGCAGTCGCTCCAGGCGTCCGCTATGGCAATGGCGCCCTCGCCAACCATGGCCCCGAGCGGTGTCCAGGGCAGCCAGCCCCAAGTCCCCTTCGGAAAATAGATGCCAGACGACACCACGGCCGCCGCGCCATCAGCTGACGCAGCCGCGATCGCGATCGCAGAGAAGTACTTCGGCCCGGCCACCACGGACGAGCCCGCAACCCCGCCCCAGGAAGCCCCGCCCGCAGCCCCGGCCCCCGTCGAGTCGAAGCCCCGCGTTTCGCTCGCGGACGAGATCCGCAAGGCCCGCGAGGACCGGGAAGGTACCCAGCGCCTCCAGAAGGAGCACGCGACCACCGCCGACGAACTGGCCAAGGCCCGCGCGCGGATCGCCGAGCTGGAGGCCACCGACCCCGAGAAGGACATCCTGGGGTGGGTCAAGGCGCGCAAGATCGACAAGGATCGCCAGTCCCTGCTCGGTCAGGCCCTGCTCTACGACCTCGTCCCGGAGAAGGCACCGCCGGACTTCCGCGTGAAGCTCTTGGAGGCGAAGATCCAGCGCGAAACGGCCGAGCGGGAGGCCAAGAGAGAGCAGGCCCAGCGAGAGGAACTCGCCGCCCAGGCCAAGGCTCAACTAGATCACTACCATCGCTCCCTCGCGGAAGCGGTGCGTGCGGCGCCTCCGGGGAGCTTCCCCGAGTCGGACGCATGGTTCGGGGACGACGAGAAAACTCGGTTCGAGTCCCTCGCGGCCACGGCGAATAACATCGCCAGGGTCGCCACATCCCAGGGTCGTGCAGCAGACCTTACCCCGGCGAACATCGCACGGGTGCTGGAAGCGGACATCGCTAAGCGACTCCAGTCGTACAGCGAACGCAGGGCGGCAGTGCCCAAGGCTCAGGCAGTTACTCACGCGCAGGAACCGGCGAAGCAGAGCCCGGCGCCCCTCGCAGCCACCACCAGCACCAAGGGCCTCACCGGCGGCCAAGCCCGCCCCCCGGCCACGACGGACCAAGAACGCGCCAAGCGTGCGATCGAAGTCATGTTCGGCAATCGATAGTTCAACCCTCTAAAAGGACTGCACAATGCCTACCGTTTTGGGCGACGTTCAATGGAACGCGCTACTCAAGGAACTCTATCCCGACGGCCTGCCGGAGTCGATCCTCCAGCGCCGCCACGTCTTCCTGACCAAGGTCATGAAGGACACCGAGGCCTACGGCGACCACATGGTCATCCCGGTGGTCTACGACAACCCGTCCGGCCGCAGCACCAACATGACGAACCTGCTGGACACCACGGCAGGCCCGATCGGCCCGACCCGCAGCGCCAAGTTCCTCGTGTTCCTCATGCAGGACTACGCGGCGACCTGGATCAACGAGCTGACGATCCGCAAGGCGGCCAACGACCGCGGCGCGTTCGTGAACTCGTTCCGCTTCGAGATCAACGGCCTTCTGCGTCAGCTGGGTAACTCGCTGGCCCACTCGCTGTATCGCGCCGGTGACGGTACGATCGCGCGTGGCGACGGTGCCTACTCGGTCGCGGGTAACGTCATCACGGTCCTGAACCGTGCGGACACGAAGTTCTTCTCGCTCGGCATGGTCCTGGACTTCATCCCGAACTCGGGCGGCGCTCCGTCCGGTGCGGCCCGCGCTGTGGCTACCCAGCGCGCCCAGGTGACCAAGATCTCCGAGGATGGCTCGACCGTCACGTGCGCGCTCGACGCGACGGGTGCGGCTCTCGCGGCGTTCTCGACGAACTATACCGGCGTGACGAACACGGACTGGATCGCTCCGGTCGGTGACTACAACTCGGCGTTCGCGACGACCACGGCGAACAAGGCTCGCGGCCTTGCGGCATGGATCCCGCTCGTCGAGCCGACCGGTGGCGATAACTTCTGGGGTGTCGACCGTTCGGTGTTCCCGACGCGTCTCGCCGGCCACCGCCTGAACGACCCGACGGCCACGGCCGAGGACTCGATCATGGCGCTCGCCGAGGTCATGCACGAGCGTGGCGCGAACCAGGACATCGCCATCGTGTCCCCGCGCCAGTTCACGAAGATGTCGAAACGCCTCAACGCCAAGGTCGAGTACGACGGCGGCGGTGGCGAGGCGACCTACGGCTTCGCGAACATCAAGATCGCGACGTCGGCGAACGTCCTGCCGATCTACGCGGACCCTGACTGCCCCGAGGATCGCGGCTACCTCCTGACCATGGACACCTGGCGCCTCAAGCACCTCGGTGGCCTGCCGGAGATCGTGACCACGGACGGCCTGACCGCCCTGCGTCGCCCGGGCCTCGACCAGCTCGAAGTTCGGTGCCGCTACTACGCGCAGCTCGCGTGCTACGCGCCCGGTGAGAACGGCGTCTTCGCTGTCTCGTAGTTCGTAACTCCCCAATCCAACTCGGGTTGGGGGTCGTCTAAGCTCCTGTGCCGCTTCCCTCGATCAGCGCTCTCTGCCCAGGACTTTCGAGGGCCTCCAACCACCCAAGGAAAGCACATGCCTACCAACGCAGCAAAGTTCTGGAACAACGAGACGCTCACCCTCGCGGGGTCGTTCGACCTCTCGGCGAGCGCGGCCGTGCAGAACATCTCCTATCCGGCCGGCGTCACCAAGACGGTGCGCGGCGTCGGGATGTCCGTCGTCAAGGCGGCCACCGGTACCTACGACGTCACGATCAAGCAGTCCAGCGCCCAGGGCCCGGTGTTCCAGCCCGTCGAGGTGCTCTACACCGACGCTACGCTCATGGCGACGACCCTGGCGACCGTGCTCAGCGCGCGCGTTTCCTCGGTCACCGTGAGTGCAACGGGCGATCTTGTCGTGCGTATCCTCACGGCCCAGACCACGGGTGCCGCAGCCGACACCACGGCCGCGATCACCGTGACGTTCGAGGTCATCATCAGCACGTCGCGCGACACGAGCCCTCTCTAGTGAGCGAGGTCATCAGCACCGCGGGCCTGGAAGGACTCACCGGCCCCAACACCGCGGCGCCGAACCCAACCCGGGAGGCTGTGAAGGCCATCCGGGCGGTGCTGCGCCGAGCGGAATCCACGGACGACGAGGTCGACGACGCCCTCGAAGCCCTTCTCGAACTAGGGAAGCTGTAAACCACCATGGCCAAGACCAGGGCCCAGTTGCGCACCAACGCGCGCGTACGGGCGGACCAAGACAACTCGGACTTTCCCACCGACACGGCCTACAACACGTACCTGGACTCGGCCGGGGCTTCCGTCTGGCTCGACCTGATCCAGGCGGGCTGGCCCATCGACTTTTCTACCACGACCCTGACCGGTACCGGCTCGGCGACTATCACGCTGGGGGTGGGCACGATTCTAGGGGTCCACGGCGTCTACCTCAAGTCGGGCGGGGACTTCCTCCCCCTGTCGAGGGTGAACGAAGGCCAGCGCGCCGCGCTTATGTCGCAGCAGTCGGCGCAGGCCGGGTTCCCGGGCTTCTATGAAGTCCGCATGAATCCGACCCTCGGCCCCGTGATCGAGTTCCTGCCCCTCTCCGCGGCGGGCGGCCAGTACCGGATAGACTACATCCCTGCGTGGCCCGGCTTTGCTTCGGACGCGGACACCTGGTACGGCCCCGTCGGCTCAGACGAGCTGCTGGAGATCCGCGCCGCGCGCTACGGCATGCTCAAGGAAGGCCGGACCGGGGGTGAGGTGCAGGCCCTGGAGCAGGAGTACCAGCGCCAGCTCGAACAGACTACGCGTACCGCCTCGTGGTTCGACATGAGGAACCCTGCCCAGATTCGCGATGTCACCGGCGTTACCCGCCGCTTCGCGTTCGACTACCCGGTCTCAGGCCAGTCCTTCGGCGATTACTAGCCCATGGCGAATAAGGTCACCCGCGTCAGCCCTGCGCGCTTGTCCCAGCGCATCGAGGACGACGTCACCTCGCGGGCCGTGCGCAAGCTTGAAGACCGTATCACCACGCTGGAGAGCCAGTCCACGCCCCTTGTGAACGGCACCAACACGGCAGGCACGATCAAGGGCACGCTCTTGGCTGTCCGCCGCTTGTCCGGGACGGGCACCTACACCCCCACGGCTGGCACCACCCAGGTCGTCATACGCATGATCGGCGGTGGGGGCGCGGGGGCGGGCGTGACCTCTGGCGCGGGCCAGGTCGGCGCGGGTGGCGGCGGCAACTCGGGCTGGCTCCTGGAGCTGGCTATCGCCGGCGCTCCCATCATCGGCGGCGCTTACTCCGTCGGCACGGGCGGCCCTACCACGGCCGGCGCGACCGGAGCTGCGGGTGGGGACACCACGATCAGCATTAACGGAGTCATCCGCACTGCGAAGGGCGGGACCGGCGGCGCGTTTCTCGGCGCAGGTGCTGGTAACGGCATCGACGGCGGGCCTAGCGCAGAAGCGACGCAACCGGCGGTACCGGGTACGGTGCGTCAAACCCTTGGGCGCGGCGGGATTGCGTGGGTCTTCGGTGGCGCAGTGGGCAACGGCGCCGGCGGCGAGGGCGGCACCACCGAGCTGGGCGTGGGTGGCGCGGCGGTCGGCCGTGTCGTTACCTCGGGCCTCCCTGGACAGGGATTCGGCTCGGGCGGGTCGGGCGGCTATTGCGCGGGTGCTGCCAGCGCTGCTAACGGCGCCGCCGGGGCCGATGGAACCATCATCATCGAGGAGTACGCGTAATGGCCGACAACTTCCAGACGGTCCCTGTTCCCCTCACGAGCGGTATCCGGCAGGACTTCGGGGACCTGGCCAAGAACCCGTCCGAGCAGCTAATCGAAGGCACCAACATCGTCATCACGCGCAAGGGCCAGATCCAAGGTCGCCCCGGGGAGGTCTCGCGCAACGGCACCGTGCAGACGTCCCCGGTGTTCTCCACGGGTACCGGTGTTACGGGCTTGTTCTCGACGGTAGTGTCGGGCCTGACCCGCGCGGGTATCGAGTCCGTGCCGAGCGTTGTGGGGGCGTACTCGACGGTTTCGCTGTACCAATCCCGTGCCTTCCGCAAAAGCTCGCCCCAGGCGCTCTGGCAGGACATCGGGCCGTTCTGGTCTACCCGCAAGGCCGTGTCTGAGGACCTCGACCAGAACCCGTCGAGCTACAGCACCACGAACCCGGGCCGGGCCCCATGCGGCCTGTCGCTGGTCGGTCGCCCACAGGACGTCACGTTCCTGACGGGCGCGGTGGGCCCGTACTTGAGCAACCAGAACGACACCATCACGGCCAAGGCGTCGTACGACTCGACCTTGTTCTCGTCCGCTGCGGGCGTTGCGTCGTTGTATATCGGCAACAACGTCGGCAAGGAGTTCGGCGCGTACTACACCAACAGCGGGTCCCTGAACACGATTGTCGAGGGTGCCAACCCTGCCACGACCACGGTTCCGGGCGTTGTCACCGGCCTCCAGGTTCCGGGCTCCGCGCTGCAGTACACCTCGTTCTTCTCCGTGTGCCCCGTCCAGCAGGGCTTCGCGGTGGCGGCTTACATCCTTGCCGCGACTCCTACGCAAGTCTCGCTGGCGCGCATCAACATCACGACCGGCGCCGTTACGCACACCACGACGCTGGCCACGGTGTACACGAACCCCCAGGCCATCGGCATAGGCTACGACTCGTCCGCAGCGAGTGGCTCGATCTGCCTCGCCGTGTTCGATGCAGGGGCCATCAAATCGCGCATGATCGCGGTGGGCACCGGCGGGTTTACCGATACCGGGCTCTCGATCTCGACGTCCAGCGTCCCAATCGGCGGCGCTACGCCCCTGAACATGACGGTGGGCACGAACAACGCGGGGACGGCCTGGATCGCCATGGACGAGCAGATTCCCTCGCTCCTGGGCGGGTCGACGGGCTGCTCCGTGCACATGTACACCCGGACCACGACCAACACGATCGCCACGACGCCGCGCACGTTGTTCGGCGCCATGGCCGTGGGCACCCAGAACCGCGTCTACTCGCTCCTGTTCCAGCCCATCCTGTTCCAGGGCCGCATGGTGGTTGGCGTGCAGTCCGTCACCGACCAGACCGTGATAACCGGCGCCTATACGACGCACGGCCGACCCGCGACGTGGGCGGTGCTCGACATCACCGACATCGGCAACTCGATCTCGCGCTACGTCGTAGCGCAGGGCTCGAACGCCACGCTGACTCCCTGCTCCAACGCTACAGCTGTCGGTGACCTCTACTTCTGCGTCTACGAAGGGCGCACCTTCGACACGTTCGGCGTGGACCGCTGGGCGTGTGTTCGGATGCGGCTTTCGGGCACGGGCTCTCGGAGCGCGTACCTGAACGGCCGGGCGATCTTCTCGGGCTGCGCATCCTACACCGACACCGGGCAGTCCATGAACGAGACCGGGTGGTACGACCAGCCCCCGCTGATCCAGGCGAACGTTCCTACGGCGGGCGGGTCCCTCACGGCGTCGGCGTCGTACTCCGTCACCGCGATGTGGTCGTACCTTGACGGCGCGGGCAAGCTCGTGCGCTCGCAGCCGGCTACGCTGATCTCCACCCAGACCACGACGGGTGCCAACAAGCAGTTCACGGTCACCGTCACGACGCCGCAGCTGACCAACCCGCTGTCCTCGGGGTACCTGTCGCGCTCGACGCCCAAGCTAGAGGTCTACGTCACCAAGGCCAACCCCGTGGCGGGCGACGACTACTACCTGTTCAGCACAGCACTGGTCTCCTTCGGTGCGGGTACCCAGTCGGTCACGATCGGCGCGGCCAACGACACCAACACGTCGAACCCGAAGCTCTACACGGGCGGCGGCGTGATCCCGGACGAGCCCCCGCCCTGCGCGGATCGCGGCGTGGCCGTGGCGGGTGGCCGTGTGTGGGTGGCCGACTCGAAGCGGGTGTACGCCTCCAAGCTCCTGTCCCCGACGATCGCACCGGCCTGGTCCACGATCGGCTTCCTAACGGTCGAAGTGCCCCAAGCGCAAGGGGAAATCACCGCGTTGGTGGGCATGGACGACAAGCTCCTCGTCATCTGCACAGGCGGTGTGCTGGTGGTCGCGGGCCCCGGCTACGACGACCTGGGCAACGGCGGCGGGTTCCAGGTGGAGCCTGTCCCGGCCCCCGGCGGCCCGTGTGGTCCGAGAAGTGCTATATTGTTCCCCCAGGGTGCGGCATACATCACGCACGACGGCGGCCTTGGGGTCGTCGACCGCGGGCTCAACTTCACGCGGCTGTCGCGGCCCGTCCGTGGCGCCGCCGATCAGGACGAAGCCCCGATCAACGTGAACAACTCGCGCGGGCTGGGCTACGACGTGGTCTACCTCCCCGGCGAGTACCTGGGCGGGCCGGGCGACGGTGTCGAGAGCCACAACGACCTCCTACTCTACGGCGGGCAGAACGCGGCGTTCATCCGGGTGCTCGATCTCGAAACCGGGGTCTGGTCGCTCTGGGAGTCACCGGGAGCTGATGACACCGGCGGCACGGGTCCGTGGAGCTACCTCACCTCCGTGGCCTCCCAGCTGTGGACCCAGTCCAGCGGGAGCAACGCGGTTACCTCGTTGACGGGCGACCCGGGCGCGGACATCGCTGTGAACTACTCGATGAAGATCTCCACAGGGGCTGTCACACCGGGTACGGACGGCCAGACGCCGAACGTCGCGTGGGGTCGGCTTCGCGGGGTAACGGTGTCGGGTGTTCCTCTGGGCAACCACACCCTCCAGTGCGTGGTCAAGTCCACCCAGGACCCGGGCTACGTCCTGCTCAACAAGTCAACCGCCGTCGTGTCCGCCACGACCAACGCAAAGTGGCCCGACACCGCCACGGAGTTCCGGGCGACGTCGCAGCGATTCTCGACCGTCAACATCACTCTCATTGCTACGCCCGCCCTCGCGGTGTGGTCGGAGCTGGATCTCGAAATGGCCCGCTTCTCTGGCAGGGCCCCACAACGGAGTAGAAGCTAATGAGCTGGTACAAGCCATGGACTTGGGGAGACCCCGATCCGACGCCCCTCGGTCAGGCGGGCAACGAGAGCAACTACAACACGGGGCCCAACGACAAGGGATTCGGCGGCGCAGGGGAGATCGCGGGCGGGGGCCAAGTGCCGTTCTCGGGCGTCAACCTGCCCTACTTTCCGCAGGACCGCGACCGGCTGCAAGGACTCCTCAATGGGCAGAACCCTTACGCGTCACAGGACTGGAATGGCCTCATTGCGCAGCTACAGCAGCGTGCATCGGGGCAGGGCCCGTCCCTGGCTGGCATGGCCTACGAAAAGGGGCTCGCTGACACCGGGTCACAACTATCTGCGATGTCTCGTGGTTCCGCCTCCCCGGCCGCCGCCTACGCAGCAATGCGTCAGCAGGGCAACCTAGGAGAGGGGCAGGCCGCCGGCTATGCGCAGGCCCGTACCCAGGAGATGATGGGAGCGCAGCAGGGGCTTACGTCGGCCCTCGGGGCGCGTGACCAGCTCAATCAATCCGCCTACCTCAATATCCTGGCGCAGCAGCTCGGGCTATCGATGGGCCAGCTCAAGGCGCTCCAGGGCGATGCCTCGTACGCCCAGGGCCAGTCGCAGATCGACCAGCAGCGGCAGGCCGCGGGTGCGAACGCTGTGGCAAGCGTTCTGGGGGCCGGCGCGACACTGGCCGGCGGCGGGAAACGGTAGCCCATGGCAGACGACTCGACCACCAAGTCGGACGTCGACGGGTCGGCCAGCGCGCCCTCCGCGACCGATGACGCTCTGAAGGCCCTCGCAACGCTGAGCGTCGACCCAACCAACACGCCGCAGCCCACCGAGCCGCAAGTCCCGGTGCCTGCCCCTGCCGCGCTCGGCGTTTCTGCCCCGGCCGTTCCGGTCCCTTCGCCGATGGGGGCCCCTGGAGCCCCTCCGGGCATGGTCCCGACGGCTCCTGCTGCTATTGGCGCTAGCACGGCCCTGGACACGTTTGCCCCGCCGACCCCTCCGGTAGCCGCCCCTGCCGGCCCCGGCGTGCCCATGAGCCCGCTGGACCCCTATTCTGGTCCACCAGCACCCGCCGCAGCTCCGGGTATGGGTCTACCCCAGAATCCCTATGCCCCGTCCGCGGTTCTTCCAGGCGCCCCCGCGAACCCCTCCGAGGCCGCGCAGGCGCAGAACAGGGCCCTCCAGAACGCCGGGCAGGACAAGCTCGACCTCGACACGGCCAAGATACTTTCCGACCGCGACCACGCGATGAAACAGGCTGACGTGCTGACCCAGTACGCCAACGATCTGGACAAGGAGAACCAGGCCAACGCGGTCGCTCGCGACGCCCTCGAGCGCTCCCACGCCGCCGAGAACGCGCAATGGATGAAGGACATGAAGACCGCGGTGGACAAGGAGCCAGACCCGGGCCGCTGGTGGGAGAACCAGAACGGCTTCGCCAAGGTCATGTGGCTCCTGTCGCTGGCCTTCTCGGCCAAGGCGATGGCCCACGGAGCGACCAAGAACACCGCCCTGGACATGATCCGGTCGGAGATCGACGCCGACGTGCGCTCCCAAAAAGACCGCATGGCCAAGCAGCTCGACCTCATGAAGGAGAAGGGCCAGCTCTCGGCACAGGCTTACGCTCAGAAGATGTCGGACCTGTCTAGCGACCACAGCGCGCGGGCGGCTCGACTTCTGGTAGTCGAGAAGGCCAGCGAAGCCCGTGCGGCCATCCCTGGCTCGGCCGACCTGGCCGTGGCCTCCGCAGCCGCGAAGGCCTATGTAGGGGAGCAGCTAGTGGGCATAGCGAAGGACCGATACGACAAGAGCGTGTCGTCTGCCGAGGCCGACCTTAACCGCCGCTCCGAGGAGCGCCGCCAGTCCATCACCATGTCCTACCAAGACAAGTGGCACGGCATGGAGGACAAGCGCGCCCGGGACATCGCCGACCAGACCGACAAGCGCGACCGTGACCTAGCCGAGGAGCGCATC